GGAAACCATCGACCTGCGCGCCGCGCCCCACCCCACCGACTGGCAGGTGCGGCGCTATGCGCAGGACCAGTTGGCCAGTGGCACCTTCGGGGGATGGCACACCCTCTCCTCGCGCCCGGTGCAGCAGGTGAGCGGCGTGGCGGCGGTGTTGCCCGATGCGACGCGGGTGCCCATCGCGCCCGGCGGTTTCGCGGTGCGGCTCGACGCGGAGGGCGGCTGCGCGGTGCGGGTGAACGACATTGCCCAACACACCCGCGCCGTCGTCAGCGTCTCCGCCGGGTTGGCGCCGGATTGGGACCACCTGCCCCAGCCCCTGCACCATGGCATCCTGCGGCTGGCGGCGCATCAGTATCGCCAGCGCGAGACGGCGGATGCCGATGCCCTGCCGCCCGCCTCGGTAACAGCGCTGTGGCGGCCGTTCCGCCGGATGCGGCTGGTATGATCGCCGCCACGCCCCAGCCGTCTTGGGACGAATTGACCGCGCAATTGGCCGCCGCCGCCGGGCAACTGGCCCAGGCGCAGGTCGAGGAGGAAGCGCGCGCCGCCGCCGACGATCCCTCCCGCTGGCGCGAGGCGGGCCTGTTGTGGCCCGACTTTGGCGCCGACACGACATCGAAAGGATAGTTCCTATGGAAGTGCCCCTGCGCGCCGCGCTGATCGGCTGGCTGGAGAGCGATCCGGTGCTCTCGACGCAGCTCAATGCGGTGACCGAGGAAGTGCCCGCGCGCGCCAGCCTGCCCTGGCTGGCCATCGCCGCCAGCGCCAGCGTCGACTGGAGCACCAAGACCGAGATCGGCTATGAAACCCGCATCGCCATGGAGCTGCACTGCCGGGGCGACACGCCAGACAGCGCCGCCGATCTGGTGGCGGCGATCCAGGCGCGCATCGCCGCCCTGCCCGCCCAGCAGACCGGCTTTTCGGTGGTGACGCGGACGTTCACGCGGGCGCGCGTCACGCAGATCGCCGAATCCAGCCGCACCATTCTGGTCGAATACCGTTTCCGCACGCTTGCGGACTGATCCCTCTTTCCGAAAGGATTTGCCATGAGTGCCCAATCCGGCGCCGCCTTTTTGCTCAAGATTTCCGATGGGGCGACCCCGCCCACCTACCAGACCGTGGCGGGCCTGCGCACCACGCAGATGACCGTGGCCGGGGACGCCGTCACCATCACCACCAAGGACAGCGGCGGCTGGCGCGACCTGCTCTCGGGCGCGGGGGCACGCTCGGTCTCGGTCAGCGCGGCGGGTGTGTTCATGGGCTCGGCGGCCGAGAGCCAGATCCGCGCCAATGCGCTGTCGGGCGCGATCGCCTCCTATCAGCTCAGCTTTGAAGACGGGGCCAGGCTGACCGGCGACTTCCTGGTGCAGAAGCTGGATTACTCCGGCGATTTCAACGGTGAGCGCAGCTACACCATCAGCCTCGAAAGCTCAGGCGCGGTGGTGCCTGCATGAGCCAGACCGCCAACCCCTGGCGCGGCGAGGCCAGCATCGCCATCGCCAATGCGCCGCGCCTGTTGCGCCCCAGCTTCTCCGCGCTGGTGGCCGCCGAGGAGGAGTTGGGGCCGCTCTTCGCGCTGGTCGAGCGGGCGGCGGAGGGGCAGTTGCGCCTGGCCGAACTGGTCGGGCTGTTCTGGCACTGCCTGGCTCAGCGTGAGGGGCTGACACGCGCGATGGTGGGCGACGCGGTGCTGGAAGCGGGGCTGGCCGCCAGCGCGGCGCCCCTGCGCGTGCTGTTGCAGCAGATTTTGCAAGGCGCGGCCTGAACCATGGCCGAGCGCTTTGGCCCCGGCGCGCGCAGGCTGGCGGGCATGGCGGCGCGGTGGCTGGGGTGGCGGCCGGATGAGTTCTGGTCAGCCACGCCCGCCGAACTGGCCGCCGTCCTCTCGCCCGAGGCCGATCCTGCCGCGCCGCGCCCGCTGTCCCGCGCGGATTTCAACCGCCTGATGGAGCAAGAATCATGACCTCCCGCTACACCTCGTCGTCCTCCTCCGGCTCCTCGGTGCAAAGCCTGATGGTCGAGGTGCGCGCCGCCACCTCGGGCTTCACGCAGGATCTGGCCGCTATGCGCTCGGCCTTCGACAGCTCGCTGGTCAGCGGTTTCACCCAGGCCGGGACCGTGCTGGACACCAGCCTGAGCAGCGCGCTGAAAAAAGGCACCAGCGGCTTTTCCGACCTGCGCACGGCAGGGCTGAGCGCCCTGGCCGACATCGCCCAGCAGGCGTCCGGCCTGTTCGACGGCACCTCCTCGACCAGCAGCAGCGCCACCAGCGGCCTGACCGGCCTGCTGGGCGCGATCACCGGCCTGCCGGGGCGCGCCACCGGGGGCGCCGTTTCGCCGGGGCAGGCCTATGTGGTGGGCGAAAGGGGGCCGGAGGTCTTCGTGCCGACCTCCGCCGGGTCGATCGCCAACAATGCCAGTGTGAGCGGCGGCGGCGGACGCCAGGTCAATGTCTCGGTCAATCTGGCGGGCGCGGCGGGGGGCGATGCGCCCAAGGCGCTGGCCCAGTCCTCCCGCCAGATGGCCAGCGCCCTGCGCCGCGCGCTGTCCCAGAACTGATTTCGCAGACTGCAAGGAAACCGCCATGGCCTTCTGGCTCGCCTCCGCCCTCCAGGGTCAGGAAACCGACGTCATCCAGCGCTTCGATCCGCGCTTCTGGACCATCGACTTTCCCCGCCCGATGATGGCCAGCGTTATCACCCCCGCGCCCGACGCCCTGCGCGTCGATGCGACCTTCCTGCGCGAGGGCGATCTGGCCGGGCTGATCTGGTCCAGCGCGGATACGGTCGACCACCCCTTGCTGGCCTATGCCACCGACCCGAATTACGCGGGGGCCACCCTGTCCTTCCGCTGGCAGTCGAGCGGGATCATGCCGCTGGACGCCAACAACGGCCCGACGCTGACCATCGAGGGACGCGATGCGGGCGGCGCGGCGCACATCTGGTATGTGCGGCTGTGGAACTTTGCCGTGGGCACGGGCGAGGACGCCCAGATCACCCTGCCCTTTTCGCACATCTTCGGCGGGTGGACAGCGGAGGTGGCCGATCCGCTCGATCCCTCCGCCATCGACCGGATGTTCATCTCACTGGTCGCGCCGGCCTATGTGAGCGCTTCGACCAATCCGCTGCCCGCCGCGGTGGATGGCTGGGCGCAGATGACCAACATCCGCTGCGATGGCGACCGCAGCATGCTGACCATCGGCAATGTCTTCGTGCCGCCGCATGGGCTGGCGCTGGCCACGGCCTATGACGACAATTGCAACCAGACGCCCGCGCGGCTGATCCGCTCGCTGCGGCAGTTGGGCTATCGCGGCAGCGTGCTGCATTACGTGGGCATGAGCCACCATATCCGGCTGGCCTGGAACGGCAGCGCCTATCTGGTGGGCGGCCCCGGCGATGTGCTCTGCACCCCGGCGCGGCGCTGGCATGCGGCCTATTTCGCGGCTTGCGGCGCGGTGGGTCTGTCGCCCATCGCCTCTTTGTCCTACGAGGTGCTGGCGCAGCATTGCCCGACGGACTGGGCGCAGCGGGCCGCCAATGGCGATCCGGGGCTGACAGGCTGGGACCCGCCCTCGAATCTGCTGTCACCGGCGAATACCACCGCGATGGCGTGGTTGCAGAGCGCGGTGCGCGCCTATGTCGGCTTGCTGGAGGATGCCGGTGTGCCGGTGCGGTTGCAGATCGGCGAGCCATGGTGGTGGGTGATGTCGGATGGGCGGATCTGCCTGTATGACGATGCGGCCAAGGCGGCGTTCGGCGGCAATCCGGTGGCTATCCCCGACATGCGCGCGGCGCTGACCGGCGACCAGACGGCACTCCTCGATCAGGCTGGCGCCTTGCTGGCCGCGTCGACCGCCACGCTGGCCGCCGCCGCCAAGGCCGAGGCGGCCAGCCGGGGCGCGACGTGCGAGACCTTGCTGCTCACCTTTCTGCCCACCGTGCTGGACCCTTCCATGCCCGAGGCACGGCGGGCCAATATGCCGCTGGGCTGGGCCGCGCCCGCCTTCGACCGGTTGCAGGTGGAGGATTACGACTGGCTGACCGGGGGGCAGAGCGCCTTGCGGCAGGCCGGTTACGCCACGGTGAACCAGCGGCTGGGCTATCCACCCAATGCGCAGGACTATCTGGCCGGTTTCGTCCTGAACGCGGGCGATGGCGCGCTGTGGCGCCCCATCGATGGCGGCGCGGACGAGGCCATCGCGCGGGCCTGCCACGAGGTCTTCATCTGGGCGCTGCCGCAAGTCAGCCGCGATGGCTACGTCCGCCTCCCCCAAAACCAGACCGCTCAAGCTCAGGATGGTGACGCCATGAACGCTTTCGACGATCTTGCCTATCCGCTGGCGCTGGGGCTGGACGCCAAGGTCTCGCCCGAATTCTCCACCAGCATCGCCACCACGGCCTCAGGCTTTGAGCATCGCAACAGCCTGTGGGGCAATGCGCGGCTCAGCTTCGATGTCGGGCCCGGTGTGCGCTCGGACGCCGACATGGGCGTGCTGATCGCCTTCTTCCGCGCGCGGCGCGGGGCGGCGCGCGGCTTCCGCCTGGCCGACCCCAGCGATTTCAGCTCC